GTGGGGGGGTGGGGGCGGTGATCCACCGGAAAACCCGGCCATTCGGCTCACCTGGGCAACGGGTCGTCAGCCCCCATTGACTCGCGGCTCCGGGGTGCACCCCTGTCCGCGCGGGAGACCGCCGCTATTGGCAGCCTGATCCCGACCGAGCTAGGCGGCTATTGAGTCGTCCGTGACGGTATTCAAGGAACACCTACAACGGTTCATCCCGTCGCAGTCGTCACCAGGTAGCGGCGGATCCTCGTCCCAGTAGATCCCGTCTCCATCCTCGCCACCCTCAGCGTTGGCTGAGCACGGATCGCAGGCATCGGCTTCAGCGTCGTACTCAGTACCCACCCGGATGCCGGAAGCATCCAGCGCGCCGGGTTGGTCAACCATCACCTGCTGGTCAGTCGTGACGGGGCTCATGCCGGTCGGTGCTGTCCCTCTCGGGGTTGAGATCCCGGCGCGACTCCGGCCCGCCCTCAGCAGCAGTAGCAGGCCGACTACGGTCAACCCCAAAGCTATCGCCAGGGCATGATCTCCGGGCTGCTCAGTCTCGTCCTCGCTGTCGTCAGCCATGATCGCGCCGTGGAGCCGCTTGGCGAGGTCCGAGCGGGCTTCGGCTATCCCGGCCTTGTAACCCGCTTCGGTGATGGTCCAGGCGGCCCCGCCGTACATCTGCACCCGGCTGCGGAAGCTCCGCGTCAGGGCCTCGCTGAGCGGGTCGGACTTCTTGTCCAGCCGCCACTGGTTCACCCGGTCATCGATGGCGGGTGCTAGTGAGTTCTGGAGGTAGTGCCGGTTCAGGGTAATCCGGTCAGCGAGTGAGGGGCTTGGGGATGGCCGGGGCTTGGGGTAAGCCTGATGTCTACCTAGCGCGAATGAGCGCGGGAACTCCTGTTGAGCCGCGGCGTCCATTGTGCTGATGAGCCCTGCGGAGCTGTAGCCCTCGCCGTCTACCCGGCTGACCCATTCATCGAAGATCCGGGTGAGAATCGCGGTGTATTCCTTGACCCTCGCGTGGTTACCGTTGCGGTGAAGGGTGGTTCGCTGGACCCTACGCATCCAAAAGCGCGTACATCAGCGCCACCTCTTCCTCATCCTCTTGTAGCCGCCGTTTGCGGTGGTTCATCCACTCCGACTCACCGCCGCCCATCTCGGCTTGTTGGACGGCCCCAACCGTGCCAGTAGCCGACAAGCCGATGGTGACGGTGGCACTGGCACCCGAGCTGACGCCTGTGGCGCCGGTTGCAGTTTCGGTTGAGGTGACCGTCCGTGAGGCGCCCCCGACTGGCATGGGGTTATGCCGCTAACGGACTGATCGACACGCCCAGAGTGTTGAGGGTAAAGGTGTTACCGGTCACCCATGCCTGGCTCGCCGTGAGAGCCACGGAGTACAGGAAGTTCCCTCCAGTGATCGCGTCCCACACCGAGACGTGAGTAAGGGTCTCGCTGGTCCCGCCGTTGGTCCAGACAGGGGCAACGCCATTTTGGGCGATCGCACCACCCGAGGACGCGGCTTGTGTCTCAGCGGCACGGACAGCGGAACCCACGGCCGCGTTGTTTGCGCCAGCGGAGCCGGGGTCGCCAGTGTGCAGCTTGACGAAGATGCCGACGACCACGGTGCGGGTTGTCCCAGCGGCCCGGATGCAGTTCAGCCAGGCATCAGCCGTGTTGACCGTGCTGACTCCGATCGTCATCCTCGTCCTCCTCTGTTCCCTTGCTCACGGTCCCGGATGCCTCGAAGCGAATCTCGTACCGCGTCGGCTCCTGCTCTTCGCTCACTTGCGCTTGAGGGCCCTGATCGAGCCGTCCTTGTTGCGCTCCACCGTTACCTCGGTCGAGGGCTGCTCCACTGTCACGTTCACCTCTGAGGGCTGGACTGTGATCTTTGGCGCGGGCGCCTCGGGCACCTGCACGTTCACCGTGGGCGCCTCCTGCTTAGCGGCATGCACATGGACGGCCGGCGCCTGCTGTTCTGGCACGTTTACGGTCACGTCCGGGACCTTGGCGGGCTGGACGGTGGTGCTGTTATGCACGTGGACCATGTCTTTGGGGATGTGCAGGTGCACCTCGCCTGTTCCCGCCTTCACCGCTGCCACTTCAGCCTGGATGAGTTCACCCACCAGCGCCTTGTCGTGGCCGTTGCCGTTGTGCCCGTTGGTTGCCAGAGCGTCCAGGCGGTCGTTGATCCGCTGCTGGCTCACCGCTAGCGCCTGGAACTCACCACGCTCTGCGGCCACGCTCGGTTTGGGGATCGGTGGTTGCGGGATCGGCGGGACGATCAACGGAGCTGGCTCGGGCGCCGGCTCCTCGATCTCGCCCATCTCCTCCTCGTCCATGCCGAAGCGGTGCTGCTGCATCCACGCCTTGTCGATGACTCCAAAGCCCATGTAGATGTCATCAGCCTGGGCCTGCTGGAAGTTCGCGGTCGCCGCGGCCATCTCATCCTCGACCGAGATCGTGGGCCAGATGATGTCGTAGTCCACTGATGCCGGGTCGTAGCCCTTCAGGATCAACTCGACATCGCACACCTGCCGTACCGCGACCGTATCGAGCTTCTGCACCCCACGGAGTAGGCGGGAATACTCCACGTCCTCCTTGGTCAGCGTTGCCTTGGCGTTGACCTGGTCCTCGAAGCCGTAGAAGGCCGGTGGCACCCACAGGTTGGCCAGGTACTTGCGGTGGAAGAAGGCGACGTCGGTGATGTTGCCCAGCGCTTCGTTCTTGGGATCGAGCGTGTCGATCTTGGTCTGACTCTCATGCACTGACCCATCCGACCCCCGAACGAGATCCTTGGTCAGGTAGATGTTGTCCAGCACGCTCGGAGCTGAGCCGCGCTTCTGGTCAACGTACTGCTGGGTCTGGCTGATCTGATCGCGCAGGGTCCGCAGCATCTCCTCTTTCTGAGTGGCGCTCAACCCTGTGCCGTCCGCGTAGATCACCAGCTTGAGGTAGGCGCGGGTCAGACGCCCGATCACCATCCCCTCTTCGAGGGCGTGGAGCTTGCGCCAGTCCTTGCGGGCGACGTTCGCCAGGGAAGTCCCGTACTTGCTCACCCCATCCCACAGGAAGCGGGAGTGCACGATCTGCCAGGGGTCAAACGTCGCCACCAGCTTCTGACCATCGGGGTCGAACTGGTCGAACGCGCACTCACCGGGGTTGTTCTGAACCTTGTCCCCGTCGAACCGCGCCTCGGTCATTAGGAGATTGCCGAACTTGTCCTCGTTGCGCCCCATCGTCCGGGTCGGCAGGAGCTTGACGGCAGCTACCTCGTAGTCGTTATTGACCACGATCTCAGCGAAGGAGTCCCCGTACTTCACCGTCTGGCGCGTCCACGCCTGTACCAAGTCGTGGAGGTTGGTGCGGGCCATCAGGTCATCCAGCACACCCTTGGCACCGGCATCATCGCACTGGACATCGAACGACTCCTGCTCACCATCCTCGGAGGCCGTGGCGTTGTTGGCGATGCTGTGCAGGGCTCGGGAGAACTCAGCGGAGCTACCGTCCATCTCATCAGCGTCGCCGTACACCGATAGGCGCTCGTTGAGCGAGCGGTTCCAGGCGGCATGGCCTGATGTGGTGACCACCACCCGTCCGGTCTCGGTGGTCTGCTGCTGCTGGGGCTGAGGGCCCATGTCGGGCTCGCGGGAGACAACGGCACGCCATACCCGCTGTATGAGGCTTGGGTTCCGGATCGGGGTGATCGAGGACGGATCTACGCTCACTGTTACACGCCCTCGCGGTGGTTGGGTCTAAACCCGGTGATTTCGGAGACTTCGGGGACCGGCTGAACTCGCGGGCGGGCGTTACAACGCCTCACCAGTCGTGGCTACCGTCTGAGCGAACCCCAAAGTAGGTGTGAATGACCTTCTCATCGTCTGGCTCATACCGCTCAGGTAGCGTCCCGGCCTTACGTTTGCTTGAACCGCCCGTGAGGACTACTAGCGGCGATGGGTCGCCAGTACGGCTGTGCTCGAGGCTGGCGTCATCTTCTCGAGGCCCATCACCAAGTACCGGGTTGCGTCCATCAGGTGTTCCGCCGGCTGTGGCTTCAGCGGCTCTTCCAGGAATGCCTCGGGATCTTTCGGATCCGGTCGCCTTACGTAGCGATCTCGGTAGTCCAGCCATAGGTTCAGCCCCCTAAAGACCTTCAGCCGCCCCGTCTTCAACCGTGTGTAGACCGCGTCGATACCAGGAGCGACCTTGTTGTCAGCCGTCAGGACTGGGTATCCATGCTTGGCCGTTGTCAGCCAGATACCGGGGTTGGCGGGGTCGCCGAAGGCATCCTTCATGCCCTCCAGCCATCCCCATCCACGCCACCGCTCTACGTGGTCCTCGATGGCCATACCTGCCTGCTCGTACTCGGCGATGAGGTAGAGGCAGTCATCGGGGCTCAGGGCGCCCCAGACGCCCGTGGTGGGGTTGCTGATGCCGTAATCGTGGCCGGCGAAGATGGGCCAGTCGTCTGGGATGTCGAACGGCTCAACCACCAGGGGTTGCAATACGTCGGGGTAGATCATCCCTGCCGGTTTGGCCCACTCACCCTCAACGAAGATCTTGAACTTGTCGGGGCGGTAGGTGCGGCGCATCCGCTCGATCTCGGCGACCGGGTAATCCTTGTTGTCGCTGGTCTTACAGGTGATCCACTTGATGGTGGGGTTGCCGGCGATCCACTCGTCATAGACCTCTTTCTTCAACCACCCCTCGAAGTAGGGAACAGTGGTGATGAGAAGCGGCCCCTCGCGGTAGGCGGTGCGGCGCATCACGACGTCGTAGGCGATCCGGGGCATTTTGCCCGCCTCGTCCATCCAGGCGAAGTCGAACAGTGTCCCTTCCCATACCAAGGGGTTCTCGCTCGAGGCGAAGCACAACTCAGCCCCGTTTGCCTTCAGGCGCAGGATGCCGGGGTTGCGGGTCAGCGTGTAGCTGCCGGGGGCCACGTCGTCCAGCCAGCGCGTGAGTTCGGCCATCATGACCTGCTCAACGTGGGTTTGGTAGCCGGTGCCCATCGCCAAGCCCTTCTGGCCGGCCAGAAGTTTCTGGTGAACCCAGATGGGCGCGAACCAGGTCTTACCTGATCCCGTTCCCCCCACCAGCGCCGTTTGACGACACATGGACTGGGCCGCTTCCATTTGATGCGGCCACAGCTGGATCTGCCTTGGGGATGAGTTGGATAGTGATACCGCCATGCTCCAGGTTCACCCTCTCATTAGCCACGAGTGAGGCGCCGCGAAGCACGTCAATGGCGTTGGTGGCGCGCCCTTGCTTCCATGCCAGCCGTAGGGCCTCAATGGCTTCAGGGATCAGGTCGGACATGACCTCGGCACCCACCTCGCGGAAGGTGATCTCCCATTGTTCGCTCTGCCGCCAACGCCAGAGGGTCGCCTGATCTACGCCCATCCGGTCAGCTA